AAAAGGTGTATATAGGGATTTTGTGGGCAAGAATCAACGCCTCAATGGTGCTGATGTTATTGGAGTATGCTGTGACTCGCATAAACATCGGCCTGAGGACTTTGCCAGTTTGCAGATCAGAATCCAAAAGCGTTTGGTAGCTTGTTTCATCCGTCACTGGTTGCGTCGACATTGGGTGATCAGTGGCCAACGCGCCAGAGTCTATTTCGACTTTGGCAATACTTAGATCGCTGAATGCAGGATATCCTGTTGCGTCCTGAAGAACACTAAAAAGGCGCGTTCCTAGCAGCGATGTAATTAAGTTAGCGGCCATAGGGTAAGCTCCAGGCGGGTTAAGAGCCGGCTACAATGTCGCTTAAGCTCTGTGAAACGTCGGCCCAAAGGTCTTCGGCACCGGCCTGGGCTTCTTCAAGGAATCCAATGCCACGGTCGATAAGGCTTGTGTCAGCGGCTTGGGCGAACACCACAGAGTCGATTCCCTCAATGAACACCTGCTTGAAATCAAGTCTTATTGGCGCTGCTGAAATGACTTCCGGGGATTGGGCCAAGCCTTCGGTGACAAGCAGCATGTTTGGAAGGATCAGGCCGCGTGAAGTTATTGTGTATAGAGTGTTTCTGTTGCTAAGCATGGACGCAAGTGAAAGCAGCGTGCTTGCGTCGTTCGCGTACCCAATGACTGAGAGCTGGGCTGGACGTATCACCCTGGTATCAACCTTGGTGATACCACTCTCCATTGTGTGACCCATGACGTTAGAAGGAAAACGAATGTTAACTCGTTTCGTCTTAAAGTCTGGCATCACCTGCCTGCTGTTTGCGGCATCGACCACTTTGAGCTTGTTGCTGTCTGAGAACAGGCCTGTCAGCAGGTTATTTGCCATTAGAAGATTTCCAACGCCGCGCTACCGACCGTGGCCAATGCTTGCTTGATGCTCTGCGTTCCGGCGAACGATCCAAATGCGAATCTATAAACATTGCCCTTTTTGCGCCCGCTCGACTGGATGCTATCGACAATCGGGCCATTCACAATGGTGCCGTTGGACAATGTAACAAATCCATTGTTCGGATAGTTGATGACCATCGATGTTACGTCACCAATGGGAAGTAAATTCTGGCCGCCCTTTTTGGTCTGCAAAAGGACTTTCAGGTTTTCATCGTCTTCGCTGCCTGGGATGACAGCGACATCAACGATGACAGGGGATGCCTTGTCAAATGCAAACAAGGAGCCGTCGTACATCATTTCATATCCGATGGCATCCAAGTTCTCTGCTGAGATTGGATCCTCATCATCAGCGAACTGGGACACGGAAAAACCTTGTGGGAATGTTTCAAGGGCCACAATGTAAACCCCTGTTCCGAATCCGCTGATGTTGATCATGCTTGCACCTTACTTCTTGGTGTCTTTGGAATCGGACTCTTTCTTGGCCTGCCCTGCAGCAGCCTTGGAGTCGGCATCTTTCTTGGCCTGCTCTGCAGCGGCCTTGTCGGCATCCTCCTGGGCCAATCGGGCCGACTCATCCGCAGCGGCCTTGTCAGCTGCCTCTTGCTCAAGTCGGCGCTGCTCTTCGATCTGCTCACGGGTCAGCGATGCATCCACCGGCTCAACGGTGGATGCAAAGGGGTTCGCAGGAAGCTGGTCCAAGGTCGGGTTGAAGGTCGGCAAAGGCTCGTTGATGCGCTTGTTGTTGTTGGCCATTACCAGGACGCCGCCAGCGAATTGCACCATATGGTTCTTCGTTTTCATGTCACTTCCTCACTGTCAATGGTCCATAGATTGTCATGATTTCGGCAACAAAGTTGAAATCATTCTCTTCTATGGTTATGGTCAAACTGTTTATGCTAACTACATCAGGGCAAGACACAATTGCGTTTGCCAGTGATTGCCGCGCCGCGCCATAATTTTGTTGGGGTGTGAATACCGTACCAAGCCAGTCAACCCCGTTGGCGACGTTGTAGATATCCTCAGTAGTTCGCATCAGCGTCTTGTGCTTAATGTCTTGCTCGCACGCTGCTGCGCCAGTGAGTATTGTCAGATTTCTTCCGTCTGGGAGAAACAGGTCATTGTTCTCATTTGCCTGGAGGGTTGAAGTTGCCATCAGCTCTCCTTCACGAGCTGGTTGTATGTTTCCAACTCAGCATTTGTCAGATAAAAAAGTCGGCAAGATGTGCCGAATTCCGTCCAGTCTGGATCAGAATCAAAAACAAAGTTCCCAAACCTTGGCAAATAAAGATGCCGATATGGGAGAATTGGAATCCCGCTGAAGCAACGAACAGAGTCAATCAACTTGACGCCGTCCCTGGAGACATCCGCATGCATCATAGATACACACTGGAAAAGTCTAATCTGCCAGTAAGCTCCATCAACGTTGAACGAGATGGATTGATTTGCTAGAGTTGCCAGCGGGACTTGGAACATATTATTGACCGGCCTTCGTGACAGTCTCGAAACGGAAGCGGTATTGGCGGGTTTTGATCCGCCCTGCCTGGGTAACTACCGGAACCAGGCTGCCACTGACGATGGTGCCTTTCGAGCAAGTAACCGTCATGCCGGACGGGTAGTTGAAGACAATGCCGATGGTCTCCTGGGTTGATGTTTTGCCTTTGCTGACGCGGTTTGCCTCCAGCAAGGCATCCAGGTTGACATCGTCATCGCTGGTCGGGATGACGTTCACCACCACTTCCACGCCTTCTGCTTTTTGCCAAACAACCAGGTCGCCGTTGAGGCCCATACCGGTATCGGCAATTTGCAGGTCTGGGCTCTCCATTGGATCGCTGTCATCTGCGAAAGCGGTCACCGGAAATCCGGCGGGGAATGTTGTGGTGGCAGTCACCTGTGCTACAAGGCCAAAGCCTGAAACGTTGATCATGTTGCCTCTCCTGTGTAAGGCGAATTATAACGCGGCTGGAGCAGGAAGCCAACGGGAAACCTGCTCCATGCAGCTTAGATCAGAATGTCACTGCCGTTGACCTTGCGGATGGCATCACCCTTCGCATACAGCAGTACATAATTTGCGTACCACTCAGTGAGGCCACTGTTGGTGTTGACTTCGCTGCGGAACTCAACGTTGATCCAGTAGCCTGCGTTCTGGATCTGGCGCCAAGCGTTGATGTCGCCGCTGACAGCGGTGATGTACTGTCGCTGCTGGACCGTCAAGGTTTTGCCAACCGAGATCACGCCGTTGAGAAGTGCCAGATCGATGGAGTTTTGCAACACACCAAGGATCATGCCTTTGCCGATTGGGTTGGCAGGAATGGC